GTGCAAGCCAATCCAATGGCGGTCAACGCTATCGTAAGTCACGTGTTGCAACACGTATCGCTCATGGCCCAAGGACAAGCAGAACAAGAACTACAAATGCAGATGCAACAAAATCCAGATCTAGCGATGCAGCTGCAACAACAAGAGATGATGAACCAGCAGGCGATGGCCCAAGGACAACCGCCTATGCCAAACGCGATGTTAGAAAACATCAAAGCCGGTATAGAGTTACAGTTGATGCAAGAACTTATGCCTAGACTGGACGAGATACTTAAAGTAGACTCCGATCCTATAACAGCATTGAAAGCACAAGAACTACAAATAAGAGCACAAGAGAACCAAGACGACAAAGAAATAGCAGAAAAACGTTTAGAAATTGACGAAGAAAAGATAAAATCGCAAGAAGACATCGCTGCCATGAAGATACAAGCTGATCGGGAGCGCAATAGCGGAGGCTAAAATAGACGAACTTAATTTCGCGCAAATGGTTCAGCGCGCCATCTCTTCAAAGGAAGAGCAGATAAAAGAGATAATGCTGTCAGGTTCAATCGAATCACACGAACAGTACCAAAATCTTGTCGGTCAAGTGCAAGCTTTAAATTTCGTACGCGAAGAAGTTAGAAACCTTTTAAAGAAAATGGAGACGTTCGATGACGAAGACGACACTTGAAGAGCAATGGGCTGAGAAGAAACAAGCCAAGTTGCCGCTCGAAGAAATATACGAAAGCGGAAAGAAAGAAACCGATCCGCAAACACTAAATCCAGAAAAGATAACAGATAGTGCTTTGAACCAACTACCAACGCCAACAGGCTGGCGTATCATGGTGTTGCCGTACCAAGGCAAAAAAGTTAGCGACGGTGGGATCCACCTTGTTAGCAAAGCACTCGAAAGACAACAAGCCGCCACGGTGTTGGGCTATGTTTTAAAAACAGGTCCGCTCGCGTACGACGGCGAGAGATTCTCTAAAACAGGTCCATGGTGTAAGGAAGGAGACTGGGTACTCTATGCGAGATACGCAGGCTCTAGAATTGACATCGATGGTGGGGAAATCAAGATACTGAACGATGACGAGATCATCGCAACGGTATCTGATCCTGAATCAATCATTCACAACTTTTAAACATGGAGAGGACCATGCCAGACGATAAATTTTCAAACCTAAGTCAAGCAGACGAAATGGTGCCTATGGATACAGAAGGTGACGGAGTAGAAATAGCATTACCAGAAGAAGCCGCTGACGAACCAGCTGCCGTAGTTGAGGAAGTGCAAGAAACTGCACAACCTGAAGTATCAGCTGCCGAACAAGAACAAGAAGAATATAGCAAAGGCGTACAAAAACGAATCGACAAACTAACAGCGAAACTAAGAGAAGCAGAGCGTAGAGAGCAGGCGGCAACAGAGTTTGCTAACAACGTAAAGCTAGAAAACGATACTTTAAAAACAAGAACACAAGAATTAGATACCGATTTCATTAAAGCAGAAGCGGACAGAATTACCGCAGAAACAGAAAAAGCAAAAGCCGATTTAAGAAAAGCTAACGAAGAATCTGATATAGATAAACAAACCGAAGCGCAACAAAAGTTAGCTGCACTAGCAGCCGACGCACAACGCGTAGAAGGTTTAAACAAGGAAAGGGAAGCTGCAAAACCTGTTGAGGCAGAGCAAGCCCCTACAACTGAAACCCCCACATACGAGCAACCTCAGTATCCAGACCCTGATCCAAAGGCGGAATCGTGGGCAGAAGACAACCAATGGTTCGGGCAGGACAGGGCCATGACCATGACTTCTTTTGCGATTCACGAAGATCTAGTTAAAGAAGGATTTGATCCGAGTAGTGATGAGTATTATACTGAAGTGGACAAAAGGATTAGAGATGAGTTTCCTCACAAGTTTGACGAAGACTCATCCACTAAAAACCGACCCGTTCAAGCGGTTGCATCTGCTAAACGCAGTGCAAAAACTGGACGCAGCAAATCTGTGAAACTCACACCTTCACAGGTATCAATAGCTAAAAAATTGGGTGTGCCACTTGAAGAATACGCGAAGTATGTTAAATAACGTGGAGATAACATAATGGCAGATAAAAAACAAAACGACACAACTCGTGAACCACGCGAGGCTCAGTCAAGAGAAAGAAGTTCTCAAAGAAGACCTTGGGCCCCTCCTTCCGCTTTGGATGCACCAGAGCCACCAGCAGGTTACGTACACAGATGGGTACGAACTGAAGTCAGAGGATACGACGACACCAAGAACGCAAGCGCCAGACTCAGAGAAGGCTGGGAGCCCGTTCGTGCTGACGAATATCCTGACTTTCAGTATCCGTCCATCGGTGATGGTAAGTATGAAGGTGTAATTGGTGTTGGCGGTCTAGTGCTTTGTAGGATTCCGCAGGAAACTGTAGATGAAAGAAGTCAATACTTCCAAGCAAAAACTAGGGATCAAATGCTATCAGTAGATAACGATTTGATGAAAGAAGAAAATCCAGCCATGCCTATTAATAAAAATAGACAAAGTCGCGTAACATTTGGCGGAAACAGAGGCGAGTAATCGAATTTGTTTCTTAATTTTAATTTGTAAAAAGGAAAAGTTTAATGGCTAATGTAGATGCAGCTTTTGGTTTAAGACCTTACAAAGGACTTAACCCAGCAAGTGCTGTCCCATCCGCTAATAAATACTTAATTAATCCATCAGGTTATGGCACTACTATCTTCCAAGGTGACCTCGTTAAATTTAACGCTGGTTACATTGAGCAAGCTGGTGTAAGTGACGCTAACATTGTTGGTGTATTTAATGGCGTGTTCTACCAATCTTCAGACGGACCTGTATACAAAAACCACTATGTAGCAAGCACTACTGCTAGCTCAGGTGACATTGAAGTATACATTTACGACGACCCTAACACTTTGTTCTTGATCCAAGGTGATTCGGCAACGAACACTGCTCAAGCAAACGTAGGGAAGAACGCTGATACTGTTGGAACAAGCGGAAGCACTACAACTGGAATCTCCTCCAGAGAACTTGACGTTTCGACTATAGCAACTACTCAGGGCTTACAGCTCAAAATAGTTGGTGTAGACCAAGGACCAAATAACGATGAACTCGGTACAACGCACACTAATTTGATTGTTCAAATTAATGAGCACGCGTACAGAGGTCCCGTAGCAGGTACATAAGATGGCAATATCTAGAGCACAATTAGTAAAAGAACTAGAGCCCGGATTAAATGCACTTTTTGGATTAGAGTACGACAGATATGAAGATGAACATGCCGAAATTTTCGACACAGAAACTTCAGATCGTGCCTTTGAAGAAGAGGTAATGCTTTCCGGATTTGATGCAGCACCTGTTAAGTCTGAGGGAGCAGGAGTGGCTTTTGACACAGCGCAAGAATCATTCACAGCTCGTTACACTCACGAGACAGTTGCCTTAGCTTTCAGTATCACTGAAGAAGCGATTGAAGATAACTTGTACGACAGATTGTCTGCAAGATACACAAGAGCTTTAGCTAGAAGTATGTCAAACACCAAGCAAATTAAAGCAGCCTCAGTTTTAAACAACGCGTTCAACAGCAGTTTTGCTGGCGGTGACGGTAAAGAGCTCTGCGCTACTGACCACCCTACTATCGGTGGCGGTAACTTCAGAAATGAGCTTTCTACTGCTGCTGACTTAAACGAAACTTCTCTTGAGCAAGCGTTGATTGATATTGCGGCGTTCATTGATGAACGTGGACTAAAAGTAGCAGTACAAGGAACTAAGTTAATTATTCCTAAAGAGCTACAGTTCACAGCTGACAGATTGCTTGAATCAACTTTGAGAACAGCTACTTCTGATAACGATGTAAACGCTATCAGAAACATGGGTATGCTGCCTGAAGGTTATGTGGTTAACCACTATTTGACAGACACTGATGCTTTCTTTATTAAGACTGATGCACCAAACGGATTTAAAATGTTCGCTAGGTCACCAATCAGAACTTCAATGGAAGCAGACTTCGATACTGGTAACGTTAGGTACAAGGCTAGAGAAAGATACTCTTTTGGATTCTCGGATCCAAGATGTGTATTCGGTTCTCCCGGAGCATAATAGTTCAATTTTAAAGGAACCTTTGCCGGGGGTTTCTCACTCAACCCGGCAACTTTTTTCTTGTATTCCCTTAATTTCATATATAATCTTAGTAATCAACTAGGGATAAAATTAATGGTTTATCGACTGCCCTAGCAGACTCGCCAAGACGATAAACGTAATTAAGGAGACTTAATATGGCAAAATCAACTTTTAGTGGACCGGTCAAATCGCTATCAGGGTTTATCTCTGCTGGTAATGCGGCTGTGGTCAGTTTAACAGCAGACACAACTTTAACTGTGGCTGCACACGCGGGAAAAATTTTAACTACTAACGATGCTGACGGTAAATTTACTTTACCTAGTATTGTTGCTACTGCTCCGGGCAGAGACGACGATCCTAATCAATTAAATAATTTAGGAGCTAGTTTCTTCTTCGTAGTAGAAACAGCAGCTACTGACATGGACATCTTAACTGATGGTACAGATAAATTTGTCGGTGGGCTTTACACTGGTAAAGACGATGCTACTGGTAAAACTTTTATATCAGGCGCTAGTAACGACGTAATTACAATGAACGGATCAACAAAAGGTGGACTAGCAGGAAGTATCGTTAAGGTAACTGCTATCGCTTCTGCTAAATATGCAGTAGAAGGAATCATCTTAGGTTCAGGCACTATAGTTACTCCATTTGCTGACGCGTAATAGGAGATAAATTATGGCTGATACAGTAACAAGTCAAACTATTCAAGATGGCGGCAGAACCGCCATCTTAAAGTTTACAAACGAGTCTGACGGAACAGGAGAGGCTTCTGTTAAAAAGGTAGATGTTTCAGCACTAGCAGCAGACAGTGACGGTAATTCGTGCACAGCTGTTACTATCTCAAGAATCTACTGGGCGTGCAGAGGTATGGGAGTTGACATCGAGTTCGATGCGTCAACTAACGTATTAGCAATCCCTTTACCAGCGGACAGCACAGGTGACGAATACTACGATTTATTCACAGGTATTCCTAACAATGCTGGATCAGGTAAGACAGGAGATCTAGACTTTACAACGGTGGGACACTCGGACGGTGACGCTTATTCAATCATTTTAGTTTTGACAAAACATTTCTAAAAAGAGAATATTTGTGATCGTTTGAGTAACCGGGCAACTGTTCTTGTCCGGTTACACCACAAAAGGAAACAATATGGCTACTTCAGGATCAACAGGATTTGACTTAACAATAGACGAGCTTATCGAAGAAGCGTATGAACGTTGTGGGCTAGAACTCAGAACAGGCTACGATTTAGATACAGCTAGAAGATCTTTAAACATTATGATGGCCGACTGGGCTAATCGTGGTTTAAATCAATGGACTGTAGCGCAACGTAGCTTTACTGTCACTCAAGGCACATCAAGCTACAGCCTAGATACAGATATCATTGATGTAACCGAAGCTGTCGTCACAAGAGGCAGCACAGATATACAACTAGAAAGAATCAGTAGATCAGATTATTTGTTTACGCCAGAAAAAACCTTACAGGCTAGACCGAATCAGTTTTTCTTAGATAGACAAACTACCCCAGCAATCAAACTTTTTCCAACACCAGAAAACTCTACTGACATAATTAAATACAACGCACTAACTAGAATACAAGACGTCGGTGACTACACTAACAACATGGAGATAGTATTCAGGTTCATACCGTGCATGGTATCCGGTCTGGCTTATTACATAGCTATGAAAAGGGCGCCAGAGAAGATACAGA